TGACCCGCGAGGCGGCCGAGGACATGAAGGCGGTGACCGGGGTGTACGACGCCTCGCTCGGCGCCCGCTCGAACGAGACCTCCGGGACCGCGATCCGCGCCCGGCAGATGGAGGGCGATGTCGGCTCGTTCGGCTACATCGTGAACTTCACCCGGGCGGTACGGCACACCGGGTCGATCGTCGTCGACCTCATCCCGCACATCTACGACACCCAGCGGACGCTCCGGATCATCGGCGAGGATGGCAAGGTCGACCTCGTCCAGATCAATCAGGCGCAGGGCGCGGCGCTCGACGATCAGCCCATCGACAAGATCATGAACGACGTGACGGTCGGCGCCTACGATGTCGCGATGGAGATGGGCCCGAGCTACACCACCCGCCGCGAGGCCGCCCTCGACGGCATGATCCAGCTCGTCCAGGCCGCGCCGCAGCTCGCCCCGCTGGTGCTCGACCTCCTCGCGCAGGCGCAGGACTGGCCGCTCGCCGACAAGATCGCCAAGCGCGTCCGGACGATGCTGCCGCTCCAGATCCAGGCCGAGGAGGCGCAGGAGGAGGGCAAGCCGCCGCCCCCGCCCCCGCCGCCGAGCCCGGAGCAACAGGCCGCCGCCGCTGCCGAGCAGCACAAGCAGCAGCTCGAAGCCGGGCGCCAGCAGATCGACCTCGCGAAGCTCGACGTCGAGCGCGAGCGCATCCACGCCGAGATGGTGAAGGTGCAGGGCGAGATCGAGCGGGCCGCCCATGAGGCGCAGGCCCGCGTCGCGGCGACGGCGCAGCCCGGCCAGCCCGACACCCGCGTCGATGACATCGCGCAGGCCCTCCAGCACCTGTCCCAGATCGTCGCCACGATCCTGGAAGAGCTTCCGCCCCCCGCGTCGGATGCCCCGCCCGGCCCCGAGAACGGGCCGCCCGCGCCCGAAGAGCCTCCGATGGGTGCGATGCCCATGGATCCCAGCCAGCCGCCTCAGGGCGGCTTTTCTTTTGACCCGAGCGCGCTGGGCCAGCCCGGCGCCGAGATGATGGGCCAGCCGGCATGAACCTCGACCCCTTCCGCCCGACGCCGTTCTCGACGCTCCGGGTGAGCGCCAACACCGCAGCCGGTGCGGCCGCCTCGCCCCCGAACCTGCCGCACGGGAGCGGGTCTCAGGTCCGCCTCTGGAACCGTGGCACGGTGCCGGCCCGCATCGAGTTCGGGAACAAGGCGACCATGGACCTGCCGACGGCCGCCTCGATGGCGCTGCCGGCCGGGGCCGTAGAGATCCGGAGCATCCAGCAGACCGAGCGCTTCGTCGCGGTCCTCGGCGATGGCGGCGCTCCCGACGTCGAGATCACGGTCGGCGCCGGGTTCTGATCATGCCGGGCTACGGGACAGGGCTGACGCAGGGGCAGGTCGCGGCGGCCATCGCGTCTGGCGTGCCAGCCCCTTCCGCCGCAACGCCCCCGGCGACGGCCCTCGACGGTCGCGCTGGGGCATCGCCCGACTTCGCGCGGGCCGATCACACGCACGCCGCGCGGGTGCAGCGGACGGTGGTCACGACGGCCGCCGACGGCACGTACAAATGGAAGTTCGCCCGGCCCATCGCCTGCCCGAAGGACGCGCTGCCGCCGATCGCCTACATGGTCGATGACACCGGCTCACCCGTCGTTGTGCAGGTCGTCGCGCGCGAGCTCACGTCGGACGGCATCACCGACACCCACACCTCAGCGACGGTGAAGGCGCAGCGCTCGCGCACCTTGCCGGCGGCGATCGTTTCGCTCACGGCGCTCCTCTCCTTCGACGTCTTCGGCCTCACCGCCGCTGGCGTGAAGGTGAACCTCTGGGCTGCCGACCCGACGCAGTGAGCTGCTCGCAGCCCTCGTCATTACTGCCGCCAATATGATAGATGCCGTCTATCAAAATAGGACTCTCCGATGCATCGCGTATTGCTCCTCGCCGCCCTGCTCCTTGCCAGCGTCGCGCCACAGCCCGCCTCGGCGCAGCAATCGCCGGTCTATCGCTCGTCCAGTCCGATCACGCCCGGCACGCCCGTTCAGCCGGGCGATGCTGTCGCCATGGCGTGCTCGAACAACGGCACGCTTCGCCTACAGATGCAGGACGGCAGTTACATTGATTTCTACGCACTACAGGGCACGGCCATCGTCGATAATCTGGCAGTCCGGGATGTCGTCGCCGCCTTCAGCACTGCGACGTGCTCGGTCTCCGTCCTGCGGCGGGGCTGACCTATGGTGACCTCGCAGCGGTTCCTCTCCGGGCTATTTCAACGCGTCGGTCGGCCGCTTGCGGTATTCCCGTCGAAGTCCGGAGGCGGACCCGCGCTTCTCATGATTTCTGGTGCGAACGGCACCGCTGCGGTGGGTGATACCGCCTCGTTCACGCCGATCATCTCCGGCGGTACGGCGCCCTACACCGTAACCGTGACAGGTCTCCCGCCTGGTCGCTCGGTTACCAACTCTGCGACCGGCCTGACGACCGGCGCCTACACGACGTCCGGCACATATAGCGCCACTTACACCGTGACCGACAGCAAGGGCGCGACAGCGAGTTTCACGCGGGTGGTAACGGTTACTGCCGCCGCCATCACCCTTCAGACCCTCTCGCTTTCTCCGTCCAACGCGACCATCGGCACGGCCTACAGCGGCACGATCACAGGCAAGACCTCTGGCTCGACCATTACGCTCGGCAACACGGGCGCGGCGGGCCTCTCGGTGTCCGGCTCGTCCGTCACTGGCACGCCGACTACGGCGGGCGCCGTCGATCTCGTGGAGACCCTATCGGGGGCCACAAACAACCCGCGCACCACGACCGGGCTTCTGAATGTCGTCGCCGCAAGCCAGATCCCGGTTGCGAACTGGCGTCTTGGCATCACCGGGGCCGTGACCGACAGCGCGGGCGACAGCACCACGCAGACCGCCATCCAGAACTCGTCCACCAACAAGCGCAACGCGGTGTTCTCGCTCGCCGCCAATCAGGCCCGGACCATTACCATCCCCGTCGCGTCTGTGAGCGCGCCGGGCGGCCTGCTTTACCTGTCGAGCTACATCCAGGACAGCGGCCTTGAAGATCCCACGACCGCGACCGAGAGCGCAGTTCAGCAATCCACGGACGGCGGGGCGACCTATTCGGCCCTGACCCTTGCGCAGGGCTCGAAGCTGGATCGCGGCCGGGCCTACCACCTCCCGGCCGGCCCCGCCCGCTTGGTGCAGTTCACCATCACCGCTGCCTCGTCCGCGTGCTCGGGCAGCGTCGGCGTGTTCCAGCGCCCGGCCTCCGGCGTAGCCGACATCTGGCTCATCGAGGGCGCGAGCTTCGAGGACCGCGCCTACAAGCCTTATCAGTGGACCGCGACCCTTAATTCGGTCTTGCCGGCACAGGACCCGATGGTCTTCAACCAAGGGTATGCTGGCCAGAACAGCCAGCAGATCCGCACCCGGACGCAGACCGACCTCCCGAACTTCCCGCTCGCTACCATCGTCATCGCCAATCAGGCCGGCAACACCGTCACGGCGACCCGCCCGTATTCGGCAGGCAACTCGCTGGCGCTCGCGCTGCACACCGAGGTCGCGACGCTCGTTCAGTCCGTGCTCGACGCCGGCAAGATCGCGCTCGTGCAGAACATCTCGTATCGCGACTACACGACGGCGCCGCTGGTCAACCAGAACGCGAACCCTGAGAACGGGTCGCTGCCGTACAACATCAACGAGGTCTATCCCGCGCTCCAAAGCAAGGCGCCGGAGCAGTTCGACGCCAGCCTGGGCGTGACGTACAACGACGTCTACGCCCTGCTCTTGCAGAACCCTGGCTGGCTGTCCTCGGACGGCGTTCACCTGTTCCGCGCGAACGATTGGGCGTCGCTGCGCGCCTATCAGGCACAGGTCTGGGCCGCGAAGGTCTACGGCACCACCCTGCCGAAATCGCTCTACGAGCAGGCTGTGGCTGCGGCCGAGGCCGGCAAGACCCAGGCTCTGGTCAACGCCGCGCAGACGCTGCTCAACATCCTCACCGCCTCGACCGCCAAGACGGCGCTGCAGAACCGCCTGAACGCCGTGGTTGTGCCGGCCAGCGCGCCGGTCAACACCGCCGTCCCGACCATCTCCGGCACGCCGCAGGTCGGGCAGACGCTCACCGCCTCGCAGGGGACGTGGAGCAATTCCCCGACGAGCTACGCCTACCAGTGGTCGGCTGGCGGCGCGGCGATCAGCGGGGCCACGTCTTCGACCTACGCGCCCGTCACGGCCGATGCCGGCAAGACGATCACCGTCACCGTCACGGCCACGAATTCGGCCGGCTCGGCATCTGCCACGAGCGCGGCGACCTCCGCTGTCACGGCGGCGGCGGCGACGCTCTCGGCGCTCACTCTGTCGCCCACGACCGCGACCACTGGCACGGCTTATTCCGGCACGATCTCCGGCAAGACGTCGGGTTCGACCATCACGGCCACCTCGTCGGACGGCACGGCGCTGACGGTCTCCGGCACGACCGTGACGGGCTCGTTCAGCGCGGCCGGCACGCCGACCGTAACCCTGACGGAAACCCTGTCTGGCGCCACGAACACGCCGCGCACCTCGACCGTCTCGCTCACTGTGTCGGCGGGCGTGACGACCCGGAAGGTGCAGGTCAAGCCTTACGTCACGGCCAATCTAGCGAGTGGCCTGGCCGACTGGAACGACGTGAAGTGCGATGTCGCCAACTCTTCGGCGAACGCGGCTGCGCTGAAGGACACGACCGGAGCGGCAACCGGGTTGTCCGCTTGGACCACCCTGACCGGCGGCGCGTCGATTGTCGATAACTCTCAGACACCGACATCACCGAACGCGTACCCCGATGCTATTGCTAAGAGCTTCCTCTACATCACGACCGGTTCTGTCGTGATGAACATCAAGGGGTTCGCAGCAAATCAGTCGATCCCGACGCTGAACGTTCTGGCTTCTCGCACAACGACATCGGATCGCACCTCAGTCTTTGCGACATCCGGTCAGCAAAAATCCATCAACGCAAAGAACAATACCACTCTGCTGACCTTTACCGGGCTCACGGCGGACGCCAATGGTATCCTTACTCTGGGGCTCAGCGTCGGTACGCCTGACGGTCAGTTCTCATACGAGAACGGGTTCGACTTCAGCTTCTAGCTCTGTTTGGACCTGATAAAATGCCTCAGATCAGCTATCTCACGAAATGCTTGCAGGATGCGGGCACGCTCTTGTCAAAGGTCGATTGATTTGAGGCGACCACCGCCCTGTTCAACGTCTACGGCGACACGCCCGGTCGTCGGCAGCTTTTCGGCTTCGTGCCTGCCGATTGCTGCTGAAGCTTAAATTTGTCGAGGGCTGGATCTGATTCCCAGCCCTTGACCCGTCGGGCAATCCCCGGCATTTCACCAGTGTCCCGAGACGTGTGGGCGAGGCCCCGTCTACAGACCCTCCGAGCGAGAGCATGGACATCAACGGCCTTCGGATCCCCCTGGATCATCTGCCGGTCTCCTTCGCTGGCCTGGAGGTCTTTCCACTTCAGCGGTTCGTTGAGGCCCATCCTCCGGTTCACGCGAAGGTCGGAGTGGATCTGCGTGTGAGCGAGGATGATCTCGCGCTATCGCCGTTCCAATTCACCCGCGAGAAGCTTGCTCCGGCCGAGTTCGCCCTGTCGCGCGCCATAGACAAGAATGGCCGACAGCACTTCGTGGGTGTCAGCTTCCAGGCATCAGAAGGCCGACTGCTGGTCATCGCTCACTGGCGCCACGACGCCTGACCACACTGAATTTCTGATCGACGTGCGCCGCCCCTAGCGGTCGACTCCGCGCGTCCGCTCCGATCCCGCAGGCCAGTGCACGAGGCGCAGGCCGCGAGGATGCCCCCGACCCGCCCGCTCGAAGCGCGGCGGGTTTTTTCATGGACTGACAGATGGACGAGGACCTGATCGTGCTGGGCGCGCAGGCGGAAACGCCAGCGGCAGGTGCAGAGGACTCGCGCGCAGCGGGCGCCGACGAGGGCCAGTCGGCCCAGATCGAGACCTCCGCTGCAACGCCAGGGGAAAAGCCGGCCGAACCTGCCGCCGAACCCAAGCCGGAGCCCAAGGCGGGCGAGGGCGAGGAAGGCGAGCCGGAGAAGCCGGGACGCCGTACCGGCATCCAGCGGATGCAGGACAAGATCGCCCGGCTCACGGCCGAACTCGCGACCGCTCGCAGTGCGCCCGCTGGCGCTGGCGAGGACCGCAAGACGGCCATCGAGAAGGAGATCGGTCCCGCCCCGAAGGAGGCCGATTTCGACGACTACGCCGCGTACGAGGACGCCAAGGCCGAACACCGCCTCAAGAAGGTGCTCGCCGAGCAGCGGATCACCGAACGCGAGGCCTCCGAAGCCACCCGCCAGGCCTCGGCCCGGCGCGAGGCCGTCGAGGCGTTCCAGGACCGCCTGGAGGATGTCCGGGATGCCATCCCCGACGCCGACAAGGCGCTGAAGGCGGCCGCCGACCGTGAGGTCAAGCCGCACGTCCAGGAACTCGTCGTCGAGAGCGAGAAGGGTGGGCTGCTCGCCTACTACCTCGCCAAGAACCCGGACAAGCTCGACGAGCTGAACCGGATGAGCCCGCTCAAGGCCGCGAAGGCCGTGGGTGCGCTGGAGTCCCGCCTCACCCTGGCGAAACCGAAGACCGCAACCTCCGCCCCCACCCCGGCCCGGCCCCTCGCCGGTTCGGCGGCGCCGTCGCGCGACCCCTCCGCCATGTCGATGGAGGAATACGCGGCGTTCCGGGCGAAGGCCTGACCCCGCTCACTCTCCTCACAGATCAGGAACCTTAAACCATGCCCAACCAGGTCATCACTCCCTCGCTCGTGGCGAAGGAAGCTCTCGTCATCCTCGACAACAACTGCGTGATGGCGAACCAGGTCTATCGGGCCTACGAGCCCGAGTTCAAGAATACCGTGAACGGCTACAAGCAGGGCGACACCGTCTCCGTCCGCCGCCCGGCGCAGTTCCAGGCCCGTCGCGGCAACGTCGCCGTCGCGCAGGACGTGGTCGAGGGCAAGACCGCGATCCAGATCAACCAGCAGGTCGGCGTGGACTTCAAGTTCTCGTCCAGCGACCTCACCCTGAACATCGGTGAGCTGTCCGAGCGGGTGATCAAGCCGGCGATGGTCCAGATCGTCAACGCGATCGATCTCGACCTGATGGCCCTCTACACCAACCTGTGGAACTGGGTCGGCACGCCCGGCAACGTGATCAACAACTTCTCCAAGCTGGGCGCCGCCGGCCAGCGTCTCGACGAGGGCGCCGTCCCCGGTGACATGCGCTCCGCCGTCCTGTCCCCGGCCGACCAGTGGGCGCTCCTGGGCACCCAGACCGGCCTCTACATGCAGGACGCGGCCAAGGACGCCTACCGCAAGGCGAAGCTCGGCATGATCGGCGACTTCGAGACGTTCAAGTCGCAGAACGTGCCGTCCCTCGTGACCGGCGCCCGTGGCGGTGCCCCGGTCGTGAACGGCGCGGGTCAGGTCACGGTCTACACGGGTGCGGCGGCCAACACGTACACCCAGACGCTCGCCATCAACGGTGCCACCGCCTCCGTGGCTGGCTTCGCCAAGGCCGGCGACGTGTTCACCATCGCGGGCGTGTTCGCCGTGAACCCGGTGACCAAGCGCGTGCTGCCGTACCTGCAGCAGTTCGTTGTGACCGCCGACGCCACCACCGACGGCACGGGCGCCGCCAACCTGACGATCTCGCCCCAGATCATCACGACCGGCGCCTTCCAGACCGTCTCGGCGGCTCCGGCCTCCGGTGCGGTGCTGACGTTCCTCGGTGCGGCCAACGCGACCTACTCGCAGAGCCTCGCGTTCCACAAGAACGCCTTCGCCCTGTGCATGGTCCCGATGGAGCTGCCCCCGGGCGCGGTGACCCCGCACCGCGAGAGCTACAAGGGCCTCTCGGTTCGCGTCATCCCGTTCTACGACGGCGTGAACGACGTGAGCACCTGGCGCCTCGACGTCCTGTACGGCGTGAAGTGCATCGACCCGCGCCTCGCGACCCGCGTCAGCGGCTAAGCCAGCCCACCCAGCACTGAAGACGAAGGGCGCCCTCGTGGCGCCCTTCGTCGTTTCCGGGGCCATGAGCGCCCCTCTCGCAGAGGCGTTCATGGAACCCACCTGGATCTATCACCCGACCGAGCCGGCCAGGATCGTCGATCTGGAGCGCGGTGCCGCTCCGCCCGACGGCTGGTCGCGTTCGCCGAGCGTGGTCCTCGACCCGAGCCATGCGACGGCCGAGGCGCTGACCATCGCCGTCACCGGCCGGTCCTTCGCCCTCCACTACGAGGGCTCGGAGGAGATGGTCGCGCCGACGACGCCCGACCCCGAGGCGCTGGTCTCCGCGCTGACGGAGATCGACCGGCTGAAGGGCATCATCGCCGCCGGCTCGCAGGAGAACGAGGCGCTCGTCGTCGAGATCGAGCGCGCCGAGGGCGTGCTCGGTGCCGCCGCCGCCGAGATCGGCACGCTGAAGGCCGCGCTGGAGAAGGCGCTGGCGGACGGCGCTGACCTCGCCGCCGCGCGCGATGAGGCCGGTGCGGCCGTCGAGCGGCTGTCGGGCGAACTCGCCGAGGCCCGGAAGGACCTCGAAGCCGCCACGGCGCCGAAGACCGGCGCGAAGGCCCGCTGACCATGAAGACCCGCGAGCAGCTGATCGCGCGCGTCCTGAAGAACCTCCAGGTGCTCGCCGCCGGGCAGGCGCCGAGCGACGAGGACCGCGCCGAGGTCGATGATCTGATCGAGCCCGTCTGCGCGAAGCTCCTCGACGACGGGGTCGCCAAGCTGACCGGCGACGAGATCGAGGACGCGGCCTACCTGCCGCTCGCCGCGATCATCGCCGAAGCCGCCATGGTGCCCTTCGGCATCGCGGGGGCGAAGGCTGCGGACCTCATCGGGCTCGCCACGCAGGCTCGCACGGACCTGAAGCTCGCCTACCGGGTCTATGACGCCCGGCCGCCGATGCGGATCGAGCACTTCTGGGGCCGCCGCTGCGGATCGGGCCGGGTGAGCTGATCCATGCCCGCAATCCAGTGGCCGCTCTCGTCCCGGCCCGGCCTCTCGGCCGCCGAGGGTGCGGGGCGTCTCATCAACGCCTTCGTCGAGCAGCTCGGCGACGGCGCCCGCGCGCCCGCGTCCCGACGGCGGGCCCCCGGCCTCGTCCGGTTCGCCGACACCGGATGCTACGGCCCGCGCGGCCTGCGCCTCGTCGGTTCGTCGGTGCTCGGGGCGTTCCACAACAAGCTCGTGGAGATCCACCAGGACGGCTCGGTCAACCTGCTCGGCCAGCTGCCGGTCAAGAAGGCGGTGACCATTGCGCGGAACAACCGCGCCCCGGTGCCGGATGCCGTCGCGGTCACGGAATACGGGGCCTACCAGGTCACCCCGACCTCTTCGCCTCGACCGCTCTCCATCCCCGGCGGCCTGCCCGCGCCGAACAGCGTGACGGAGCTGTTCGGGTTCCTCTTCTTCACCGCCGGGAATGGCTACTGCTACGCCACGGGGGTCAACAGCCTCGACTTCAACACGCTCGACTACACCGTCGAGCAGGCCCGGCCCGGCGGCCTGACACGGGGCGTCGCCTTCCGCGATGAACTCTTCCTGTTCGGCCCGGCCGGGATCGGCGTCTACGGCGGGCAGGCGCAGGCCAACGGCTTCCCGCTGGCCCGCATCACCGGCATCCCGCGCGGGCTGATCGGCCCCTCGGCGGTCGCTGGCCACGAGGAAGGCTGGTCGAACGAGCTGATCTGGGTCGGCGACGACGCGGTGGTCTACAAGCTCAACGGCTACACCCCCGTGCGCGTCTCGACCCACGACGTGGAGCGCGACCTCGCGGCGGCGGCCGCCATCGACCCCACCGCGATCGAGGCCTCGGTCCATCTCGTCGCCGGGCACGCGTGCTGGGTCGTCTCGATGCCGGCGCGGACCTGGGTCTTCGACCTGACCACCGGCCAGTGGCACGAACGCGCAAGCCATGAGGCGTCCCGCTGGCGTGCGTCGCAGTCGGTGAAGGCCTTCGGTCGCTGGCTCGTCGGCGACACATTCGGGACCGGGCTCCTGACCGTGACGGAGACTGCCCTCGACGAGGCCGGGTCGCCCCTGCGGTTCCGCGTCGAGAGCCTGCCGGCGCAGGGCTTCCCCCAGCGCATCGCGGTCCCCCGGGCGGATTTCGACTTCACCGTCGGCGTCGGGCGCCTCTCCTCCGATCCGACCATCCGCGACCCGCAGGCCCTGATCTCGTGGTCGGACGACGGTGGCGTGCGCTGGTCGAACCCGCTCTCGCGTCCGCTGGGTCGCCAGGGTGAGACCCGCACCCGCCTGACCCTTCTGCGCACCGGCATGACCGGGCCGCAGGGGCGGATCTGGCGCATCGACGTGAGCGACCCCGTCTACTGCGCCCTCCTCGGCGGTGCGCAGGCGCTCGACCCGAGGACCGAATGACCACCGCCCCCCAGATCCCGAACGCGCAGGCCCCGGCCGTGGCCATGCCGTCGGGCACCCTCGCCCGCGAGTGGTTCGCGTTCTTCGCCGTCCTGCTCACCGAGATCCGCGAGCAGGACGCGCGGCTCGCCGCCCTCGAAGCCAAGTAGGAGCCGCCCCGTGTCGTCCATCTTCTCGGGCAAGGCCGGTCGGCAGGCCGCGATCTTCCAGGCCCAGCAGCTCCAGCAGGGCCAGGACCAGGGCAACGCCGCCCTCGACCAGGGCTATCAGCG